ATACGAGAAGCAGTACAAAGAGCTAAACCAGATATGCGAACTATTCAATGTCTCTAAACTGTACTATGATAATACTAGGGCTGAATTTGAGGGATTTGCTGAGCAGGGATTGCTGAACCCTGTTATGGAACCAGTAACATTAAACGCCAAGAACCAAACCAAGATGGCCGCCAACCTAGACATGCTCATAACCAATAACCGTATCAGTCTGATCAATGAGCAAAGGCAGACGAGCCAACTCCTCATGGTAGACAACGCATTGCAAGCGCTCGAGTCTCCAGAGGGACACGGTGACTCATTCTGGAGTATCTGTATGGGTATCTCTAATGAGGATGAGGGCGATATTTGGATTCGCTATTAACAATAATAGGATGATAAGCTAATGACCAATAACAAAGGATTATTGCAAAGGGTGTACGACGCAGTACTAAACCGGCAAGAGAAGCCGGCGGAATCACGCGCCAACTACCTGAGCGATGACGGCGGAGTATATTCATACAACGCTGGTATGCCATCATTCCAAGGTGGCAAAATAAAAGAGTACAAAGACAAAGCAAGCCAAGTCACAGCCAACAAAGGCTGGGTTTTTGCTGCTAACGACTTTATCGCTGAAGCTTTCAGTGGTGTTGAGTTTCAACTCGTAAAGACAGACAGGAACGGTAACCGTAACACGATTACCGAGCACCCTATACTCTCTTTGCTACAAAGCCCAACAGACAGCCAGCATGGTATGCAGATGCTATACCTACACGCTAGCTACCTGAACATCAACGGCGAGAGCTATATTGTGCCTACAGGTGAGAACACCGAAATGCGAGGCCTACCAGCAGCGCTTACCGTATTACCCGCTCATCTAGTAGAGTACAAAGTAAACAAAGACACCGGCGATGAGATTATGCGCTACGGTGACTACTACTGGATGAACACAGACACAGAGCGGCAGTTTTATCGTGACTACCGGCCAAACCCGGCTAGCCCACGCAATGGTATGTCTGTTATTCAAGCAGCAGCTGGCGCAGTAGACACTGACGATAAGGCTGTAGACTACAACCAGCGCTTTTTTGCTAACAGCGCACGGCCCAGCATGATCATCGAGTCTGAAAAGCAGATGACAGACGTAGCGTTTAGGCGGCTAAAACAGCAGCTTATCGAGTTTTACAGTGGTGGGCAAAACGCTTATGTACCAATGATCCTCGGTGGCGGGGCGTCTGCCAAACAATTCGTTTTGACCCAACGCGATATGGATTTTCTAGAAGGCCGCAAATTGAGCCGTGACGAGATACTGGCGATGTTTCGCGTGTCTCCAGCGCTGCTTGGTATGATCACATCGGCTAACAGGGCTAACATGGAAGCTGCCGAGTATCACTTTGCCAAGTACACATTGCTGCCACGTGTCCGGGCTTTCTGTAACTTTATTAATAAGTACGTGATTGATCCGTTCGACCCATCGCTCGAGCTTACCTTTGTAGACTTTATACCAAGCGACTCGAGCGTAGAGGCTAGCGCCAACACGGCAGCTATCAATAACTGGATGACGGTTAATGAAGTACGCAAGACATTAGACCTGCCGCCTATCGAAGGCGGTGATGTGCTGTATCGTCCGTCTGGCCGTGTAGAGATTGGTAAGAGCGAAGAGAGCGAGCCCGAGCCAAAGACTGAAGACAAAGAGCCAGAAGCGTCTGAGAGCGACGAGGACAAAGAGCAGGGCAACAAAGAGCAAGACGAGAAGAAACTGGCAGAGGAGGCCAAGAAACGTGCACGGCGAGAGCTAGCCACCATGCTGAAGCGCGCAGCCAATCAAAAAAAAAAGAGGGTAGAGAGGCGAGCCGCCGATAGATTCCAGCAAGGCGAGAAGCGAGTGGCGGACATGCAGCCGAGGCTCGATAAGTACGAGGCAAGCTTTAGGAAGGCTGCCCGCAAGCACTTTGAAGCGCAGCGTAAGGCTGTGATTGAAGAGCTAAACGAAGTTAAGGATGGCAACCGTAGCTTGGCCAAGCGTGACATTAACCCTGTCTATAAGCAGCTAGCACTCATTATGAGCGATGAGCAGTGGGATATTAGCTTGCAAGATGCGCTTATGCCGCTGTATACCACGCTCATGAAAGAGCAGATCAAGGACGCTTGGGCACAGCTGCCGAACTTTAAGCCGCCTAAAGACGTGCCGGCTATCTCTGAGTTTGTGAAGCAGCGCGCACGCAAGATCGCAGTGGACATTAACGACGAGAGCCAGAAGCAGATACTGCTGACATTAGCCGAGGGTATCGACAAGGGCGAGAGCCGCAATGAACTACGTGCCCGTATTGAGAATATATTTGGCGACATGAGCAGCAAGCGAGCAGACCGCATTGCACGCACTGAGAGTGTACGAGCGGCCAGCCAGGCTGATATATACGGCTGGGATGATTCAGACATTGTGACCGGCAAAGAATGGCACACCAAGCTAGGTGACGCCTGCCCATTCTGCCAAAGCCTAAATGGTAAGATCGTGGAGCTGAACAAACCATTTGTGGAACTAGGCAACAGGCTGGAGGTTACCACAACCAGTAAAGCAGGCAACCCTGTGACACATACGCTCAAGGTGGACTACGAGCCTATGGTAGGCCCACCAAGCCACCCGAACTGTCGTTGTGTACTCTTGCCAGTAATAGTTGACCAGTAATAGAATAAAGCTAGGAGATAAACCATGAACATTATTTTACGTAACAGCGTACCCCAATCGGTAGACGAAGATAACCACACCGTGCGTATCCGGTTTACTGATGAGTCTGTAGATAGCTACGGCACTAGCCTGAAGTTTGACGGCTGGGACTTTAAGCGCTTTATGGACAACCCAACTGTGCAGCTGGATCACTACAGCGATGCAGCAAGCAACATTGGCCGTGTCCTGGAGATTATTCCAGTACCTGATGAGCGGGCCTACGATGCTATTGTGCAGTTCGACGTAGACGACATGAGCGAGTATGGCGGTAACTGGGCGTGGGGCAAAGTGTCGCGTGGCTTTCTCCGCACCTGGAGTGTCGGGTTTGAAAACCTGGTAAACGAAGGGCTTGAGTACCTGAAGAACCAGCTGTTTGAGATTAGCCTTGTGGGGATTCCGTCCAACACAGGGGCTACCACTCGTGCATTAAATGATGGTAGTATATCTGAAGAGGAGGCAAGGGGCTTGATGAAGCGCTACTACAGCGAAGCACGCAAGCTTGAGGCAGCCCTCGACAATACAACAGCTAAACCAAAAGGGGCACGTATGAACAAAGAGGAACTACAAGCGGTAATAGCAGAAGCTATGAAACCATTCCAAGAGCAGCTAGCAGCTTTAGAAGAAAAGCTAGCCACCGAAATTGCACCAAAAGCAGAAGCCGAAACCGAAGAGGATACGCCAGCTGAAACTGAGCAGAAAGCCCCGGCAGAAGCTACCGAAGATAAAGCGGCCACAGAGGACGCCAGCACAGAGGTAGACGAAACCGAGACGATCAGCGATGAAGAGGCCGAGCGCATCATTGCAGAGTTTGAAAAGGAATTGGCCGAAGATGAAGGTGATGAGTCATTAGGTTATTAAAGTAACGATAACAAAGGATACAAAGTAAATATGCCTTACACAAAGGAACAATTGGCCGCAGAGATTGAGAAGCGCCAAGCAGAGGCTCGCAAGCAGGCTGAGGCACGTGCTGCCCGACACGCCAAGATGACCGAGCACAACAAAGAAATGAGCGAGAGCGACCGAGGCCGAGCACAGACCCGTGCATGGTTCGACGCTGTCCGGACTGGTAACACGCAGGAACTACGCCGCATCGACAGCGAAGTTGCTCGCGAGTACGCCGACATTGACATTGAGGTACGTCGCATGGGCCACCGTGCAGACAGCCAGAACGTCACCACACAGGCTGACGGTGGTTACCTCGTGCCTACTGTCATTGAGAAGGCTATCGTCGAGAAGATGGTGGACGTTGCACCTATTCGGCAGTTTGCTACCGTTATTAGCAACGCGCCCGCCAATCTCCGTGTGCCTGGCCAAGTTAGCCGGCCACAAGTAGCCTGGACAAACGAAGAGGCTGCCTACAATAAGACAAAGGCAACCTTCTCTGGGTTCGACATTGTCGCTAAAAAGCTTACCGGTATTGTGCCTCTTACTGAAGAGTTTCAGCAGGACGCAGCCGCGTTTAGTGTTGTCGAGCAGCTTTTGACCAAGCAACTCGCTGAAGAGATTGCCTACCAAGAGAATATTGCTTTCTTGGCCGGTGACGGCACGACCAAGCCACGTGGTATCCGTACCCGCAAGACTGCTTTGCCAGCAGGCCAAAAGATCAACATTGGTGCTAACCTTGCAGCGCTTAACTACGACGTTGTGAAGAAAGCTTACCGTGCTATGCCTCTTGGCTACCGCCGCAACGCTTTCTGGGTTGGTAACACTAACTTGGTTACACAGCTTGACACTGTCAAGGATGGCCAGGGCCGCTACATCTACACCCAAGACGTTCGCGATGGCCTGCCATACGATAAGCTGCTTGGTTTGCCGTTCGTAGAGGTTGACGCAACTGCTATGAACTTTGACGAGCTGTGGCTTGTAAACAAAAACTGTTTCTGGATCACCGACGTTGCTGGTATCCGCATTGACTTTGGCTTTGCGACTGGCGACTTTGAGAGTGGCCGTAACAGCCTCCGCGTGATGAAGCGAACAGGCGCAAGCCCGCTGATCGCTGACGGGTTCGTCATGGCTAGCGTGAATGGTGCTTAGTAAATAAAGAAAGGACACACTAAGATGGCACACATCGTATTTACAGAATGTTTGGACGTTTACGTACCAGGGGATCACCTGTACCACGTACCCCAAAAGAAACTTGACTACCTGGACATGCTGACAAAGGTTTACTTTGACGGCGAGCCACGGTACAAGATCGTCGAGACTCACGAGCAGGAGAAGGCCCGCGAAGAGGCTGCCTACATTGCCGAGCACAAGGCAGAGTGGGATGCGCTGAAGGCTGAGCTGATTGCTCGCTACAAGGCAGGCGACCAGTACGCCGCCCATGAGTGGGACTTGGAAATGTTTGCTGACGAGCCTACCTTCCCATACGAGCGAGTGCTCGCTGAGATGGAAGCAGAAGAGGCAAAGACTGAAGCCGCTGGTAAAGACGAGCAGCCACCTGCTGAGGGTGCTGGCAAGGACAAGAAATAGCCAACAGGCTGTGACTTGCGAAGGGGATGGCCTGGAGGCTGTCCCCTTTTCTGTTTATAGGAGATAATAAAGCTATGGCTATAGTTACATTAGACGAAATAAAGAAACAGCTGGGTATCACCGGCAACGATAGAGACGCTGAGCTACAAATGTACATCGACATGCTGCCACAGTGGCTGTATGACATTACAGGCGTTTGGTTCGGCTCGCTAAAGACAGAGACAGAGATACAGGACTATAGGCCTGTGGTGTTTCTGGACAATGTGTATATCAAACAGGTGTCGAAGGTAAAGCGCGGTAGGATTACCGACGAGACCACAGAGGACAGCCTGAGCGAGGTACACGGCTACAGCGTAGACAATAAGACCGGCCGCGTCACATTGTCTACAACGGGCTACAAAGACCAGTACGAGCGCACAGACTACGACCAGCTCCATATTACTTACACGTATGGGCTTGAGGACGTGCCAGCAGCCGTGAAGATGGCCGCTATCCTTATGGTGCGTGGCATGGCTAATGAGATTAGTAGCGGTGGCACTACAGTTACATCTGAGCGTGTAGGCAACTACCAGAAGACATACAGCGTGTCAAAGAAAGAGCAAACGCTATTAGCGCCGTTTGTGAGGTTTCTCGTATGATTAGCGCCAACATGCTACGTCATACCGTGACCGTTAAGCGCCTTATGAAGACACAGGGGATGGTGCAGAAGACGCAGGCCGTTATGAGCGGCGTGCCGTGCACCATCCTGCCTATGAGCCGTGAGAACAGCGTGGCGTACAATATCAGTGCTTACAAAGCGTTTGATATGTACGCCAACACTGACAAGATCAAGGTAAACGACACTGTGACTGATCAGGCTGGGCGCAACTACGCTGTCAAAGCGCTAAACCCGTATGAAAACTTTGACAATGTGACTCACTCACATTATGTGCTGGAGCTTGCCGCGTAATGGCTACTTACATCAAGGTTGATACTGGTAACGTACCGCAGCTAGGCCGTAGATGGCGCGGAGAAGCCTCTGGAGCTGTCCAGCGTATCTTGGCTAATGGTTCGGTAATAGTGCAGCGATCGATGCGTAAAAACGCCCCTGTGGGCGTTACACAGCGTCTGGCGGGCAATATCCAGCGCACGATTGGCAATGGTGAGGCGAAGATTACGCCGTTGAGTAAATACGCACCTGTTATCGAGAAAGGCCGCAAGCCTGGCAGCCGTATACCACCGTGGAAAAACGAAGACTTTCAACGATGGGTGCGGGCCAAACTTGGCAATGTGTCGCCATTCGTGGTAGCACGTTCCATTGCTCGTAAGGGTACGAAGCCGCAGCCGTTTATCGAGAAGACATACAAAGAGACCGAGCCACAGATACAAGAGTACGCAGCACGGGCTATAGCAAACGTAATAAGTAAGTTGGAGGCGTAACATGCAAAATAAGATCAGCAACAAACTAGTAGAGGTAGTAAAGGCCATCCGCGACGAAGACGACAACCCTGTATTTGCTGAGGTTGTAGACTACGACGACGGAGTAAATAAGTACCAGGGCTACCCTGCTGTGATGATCGTGCCAGACGACGCACCGGCCGAGCTTGGGCAAAACACTGAAGTGCACCGGCGTGAGGGCTTTAACGTCATTGCTATCATTCCTATGAATGAAGACGAGAGCAAGCGCGCAGAGGACTTTAAGAACATGCGCATACTATCTGGGCTTATCCGTGACGCTATAGACGACACGGTAGACCTAGACGGGCTACGACACCGCGGCAAAGATCGTGTGCTAGGCGTTGTGCCAACGTCTGCCGGCTGGAGCGTGGCAACCGAGCCTGTGATGGCTTTGGTGGCTACTATCAATGTTATAGTGCGCTACGACCACTACACAGGTAACTAGTAAATTGTTTATAATCAGGTAGGAGTATGAACATGAACAATAACCAATCACCAAAACGTATCTACTTTAACCCCGAGACCGGCACGACCGTTGAGGCCACGTCGGCACAAGAGGCGGCTTTAAGGTTTGATAATATGATTAAAGAAACGTTTGACGAGCAGGCTGAGCCAGTAGAGGCTGAGCCTGATACATCAGATGATAAAAGTAAAACGGAGGCCAACTAATGGCAAATATCGACTTTATCGGTCGGCGTATTAGCTATGGTATCGCCAAGGAAGCTACGCGTGGCACAGCAGCTGCTACCGCGGCTCACTGGATACCTCACTTGAGCGCTGACCTACAAGACAAGCACGAGAGTGCACTTAACAACAGCGCCATGGGCGTGATTGACCTAAACAACGATGCCATCGTTACGCAGATTTGGAGCGAGGGCAAGATTGAGGGTAAGATCCAGGTAGAGAGCTTTGGGCTTATTCTGCTTGCTGCCCTTGGGCAAGTCACGAGCGCTGCCGGTGCTAAAGCTGGCACGTTCAAGCACAACTTTACCCGCCTTAATAGCAACTTGTCGCCAAGCTTGACTATCTTTGAAAAGTCACCAGCTGCCGACCTTAAGTACGAGCTGTCGTGTCTTAAGAGCCTTGAGATTGACATTGTCACTGGTGAGTACGTGAAGTACACCGCTGACTTTATCGGCCGCCGGGGCACGCCTGCTACAAGCACCGTCACGTTTGTGGAGTCTGAGGCCGAGTTTACCAGTAAGTACTGCCAGCTGAAGATGGCCGCTAACAAAGCCGGCCTTGCAGCCGCACCACGTGTATCGATCAAGAGCGCAAAGGTGAAGATTGAGCGCAACACTGAGGCTTACTACGAGGCTGGTAGTGTCACGCCTGCTGAGATTCATAATAAGGCGTTTGACGTGATGTTTGAGTGTGAGCGGCGCTACAGCGATAACACGCTTAAGGATGCATCGCTTAAAAACACCAAGTACGCCCTCGAGCTTTCAATGGTAAACACCGACGACAAGATCGGTACAGCAAAGGATGAAAACCCATCACTTAAGTTTACCTTGCCAGCTGTCGTTATCTCTGAGTGGGAGCGCGACCAAGGGCTCGATGACGTTGTTATGGAGAAGTTCACCGTGCAAGGCCTCTTCTCTGCTGCTAACGGCACGCAGATTGAGGCAGAGCTGGTTAATAGCACCGCAAGTTACTAATAAATCAAATAAGGAAAGGACACCAACCAATATGGGCCGTTTATCACAACAATTTGCAACCAAAGTAAGCCTAGCCATGTTAGCCGACAAGTACGGCAAGCTATGGAAAGATGCTTACATCGAGATTGCACCACTAACCATGAAGCAGCTGCCAGAGCTACGCAACTTCCAGGGCGAAGCTAGCGCAGATGGCGAGCTAACCGACGACCAGACAGCACAATTGCTGCCTATGGTTAAAAAGGGCTTTGTGGGCGGCAAGATCGTCTTTAACGGCGAACTAGTAGACGCAGAAGCTGATGACCTGGACGATTTGCCAGTGTCCGCAGCCTCGCAAGTGATTGTGGCAGCGGTTGGTGCTACTGACCCAAAATAGTTAGCGACTTGGAGCGCGTCATTTACTACGATAGGCCGGCGAAGGAAGCAGCCACATTGGACTTGCTAACTCGCCGGCGTTATCGTAAAGAGTTTGGGCTAACCGCCCAAGAGATGGACGACGAGCCGGTCGCAGAGGTTAATTACATGATGAAGATATTCTACCTTGAAGACAAGCGGAGCGAGTACGAGAATAAAAAGGCAATGCGCCAGAATAGCAGCGTAAACAACCATGGCTAATACTATACAGATCATTATCAAGGCACGAGACCAAGCCACCCAAGAGATGGACAGGGTTAGTGCTGCCTCTGGGAAGCTTAAAAAACACCTAGAGCCTGTTGGTTCGGCCATGAAGCTTGTGGGCGCTGGTGCATTGGCTGCCGGTGTAGCCTCTGTGAAGATGGCTGGCGACTACGAGCAAGGCTTGAACATATTCAAATCAGTATCTGGTGCTACAGCGCAGCAGATGGCCATGGTGGCCGCTAAAGCGCGTGAGTTGGGCCAAGATGCATCTTTACCTGGTGTGAGTGCTAGAGACGCAGCAAACGCCATGACAGAGCTATCAAAGGCCGGTTTGTCGGTGAATGATACGCTAGCAGCATCAAAGGGTGTTATGTCCCTAGCTAAAGCAGGCCAGATTGACGTGGCAGACGCTGCTACTATCGCAGCCCAAGCATTGAACGCTTTCAAATTGAAAGGAAGCGACGCCGGCAAGGTTGCTGACGTTCTCGCTAACGGCGCTAACGCCTCCGCTACAGATATTCGTGGCCTCTCTCTAGGCCTCCAGCAGTCCGCTGCTGTTGCTAGCCAGTTTGGTGTGTCGTTAGAGGACACAGTGACCACACTTGGCTTATTCGCTAACCGCGGTATGCAAGGTTCTGACGCTGGTACGTCGCTTAAAACTATGCTTATCAGCTTGGCTAACCCAAGCAAAAAGGCTGCCAACCTTATGCATCAGTTAGGTATTAATGCCTACGACGCTAGCGGTAAGTTCGTTGGTATGCGGCAACTCGCCCAAAACCTCCAAAACGGGCTTAAAGGCCTATCTGAAGAGCAGAAACAGCAAGCGCTTGCCACTATCTTTGGCACTGACGCCTTCCGTGCGGCTGCCTTCCTGGCTGATTCGGCTGGTAAGTCATACGATGACATGTCAAAGGCTGTGGGCCGTTCTGGTGCTGCTATGGACTTGGCCAAAGCGCAAAATAGCGGCTTTAACGGTGCATTGGACAACTTAAAGAGTACGCTGGAGACTGTCGGCACTGATATTGGTATGAAACTGCTACCTCCTCTTACAAAGATAATTAAAGAGCTTGCAAACTCCGGTATCATTGAAGCCTTTGGTGCGGCCCTTACGGCACTTACCCCTATTATCTCTTATGTTGCCTCCCTGTTTATAGCGCTAAAAATCAATCAGGTTATAGGCTGGTTCGGTGGCCTCTTCGTCAAAGTCAAGGAAGCCGGCGGTGCTTTCAAGTTCTTGGCTGGCGTCATTAGTAAAAACCCAATCGGGCTCATCATAACTGCGATTGCCATAGTTATTCCGCTACTCATCGACCTTGAGCAACGTTTTCACATCTTTAGTAATGCTGTTGAGTGGATCAAGACAGCCTGGAATGGTATGGTTGAGTGGTTTACCGGCATCTTTAACGGTATAGGCCAAGCATTGAGTAATGTATGGCAGGCTATTACTACAGCCTTTAACAACGTGACTGCCTTTTTGCAAAACTGGGGGCCGACCATCCTTGCCATCATGTTTTGGCCGTTCTCACTGCTTATCGGGCTTGTGATTACGTTTAAAGACCAGATTATGGCCGTATTAAACGCTTTGTGGAGCGGTATATCGGCTGGATTCCAAGCTGTCACCGGCTTTATCCAAGCTGTCTTCCAAACCGCGTCTGCTATCGTTATGGCTGTGTGGTCGCCTATCGCTGGCTTTTTCGGCGGTGTGTGGGCACAGATCCGGGGCATCTTCTCTGGTGTCGGCAATTTCTTTGGCGCTGTGTTCGGATGGGCGGCTAATGCGGCATCTGGTGCTTTAAACAGTATTATCGGCGTAGCAAGCGGTGTATATAACGCTATTGCGAGCTTTTTCCGGCCAATCGGTACTGTAGCTGGTAATATGATCGGCGGTACTATTCGTGGTGTCGTCAACGGTATCATCGGCATGGTGCAAAACGGCCTTAACAGCTTTATCAGCATGATCAACGGTGCGGCAGGCATCATCAACAAAATACCTGGCGTGCATATTCCTGGTATACCTCACATTGGCTTGCCTCGCCTCGCCTTTGGTGCGAAGAACTACGCCGGTGGTGTTACCCTGGTTGGTGAGCGTGGCCCTGAGCTAGTCAACCTTCCAAAGGGTGCTGACGTGTACACTGCTACACAAACCGCGAACGCCTTCCGGAATAGCCGAGGCGGTGGCGGCGGTGTTACAATACAACATATGGAAGTACACAACGACGTTGATGCGCACAATGTAATCGAGCAAATCGGCTGGAGGTTAGCAAGAGGATGATCATTAAACTAAACAACTTTGTGATAAACGATCGGGAGAGTAGGTTTTACCTGGACACAGTAAAGGGTTTTGCCATTCCCGAGATTCGTACGAGTAGCGCCGTCTTGACTGAGAGAGACGGCGGCTACGTCGCCTCACAGTTCTACGGTATGCGCAAAGTGTCTATACAAGGGCGTATATTCGGCGAAGATGAAGCGGAGCTAGAGCAGAAGCGTAAAGAGATTATGGCGGCCGTGCGGCAAAGATCAATCGCTATTGAGTTGATTACTAACGCTGGTAACTCATACTTGGTAAATGGCCACCTGACAGATTCCGAGATGGATTTTGACCGTCTTATCAACAGTTCCGACTTTCGTTTTGAGTTTCTGTGTCCTGACCCTGTTATCTACGACAACACAGACGGCACAGCGCTATCTATACAAGTTGGCAAGCAGCGTGGCGGTGGTTATATATTCCCGTACGTCTTACCTGTTGAATGGCAGTCTGGTAGCGGTGAGGTTACGGCGCGCAACAATGGTAACACTCCAGTTAAGCCTGTGATCAAGTTTAAGGGCAGCATGACCGACCCAACACTGATAAATGTGACTACCGGCAAGCTTGTGCAGCTGTCTGGCTTTAGTGCGCCTGAGGGCAGCGAGGTTGTCATTGATACCCGTACCCGCAGCGTCTTGCTAAACGGCGGCAACATCTTTGACAAGTTGAGTGACCAAAGCACGTTCTTTAGCTTGCAGCCTGGCGATAACGTATTTAGGCTGGAGAGCGCAAGCGGTGCTGACACAGTAGTAGCTATTGTTGAGTGGCGTAACGGCTTCATGGGGGTATAGCATGGACTTTAAGCACGGCAGTGATTACGCATTTGAGCTATGGCACAAAAATGGCCAGAAGCTTGCAGATATTACCCACCTCTGTAAAAACCGGCGCTACTCTACTGAGCGCAACGAGGCTGACACCATCGAGTTTATGGTAGACCTACACGAGTTTGAGCGATACTGTGCTGGCATTGGTACGCCTCCGCAGTCGTTACTCTACCCGTTACAGACAGACGTGCGAGTAAAGCGTAACGGTGTGTACATTGTGGGCGGCCAAGTCACGTCTACTACCATAAAGATCGACCAAGAGGCTGATATTGAAGTACGTGTGACTGGCTACCTAAACATGCTTAAAGACCGCCTGGTAACCAATGAGTACCGCCAGACAGACGCCGCAGAGATTGCGCTTGACCTTGTGCGCCGCATCCAGAGTGATAGCACCGGCGATATGGGTATTGAAGTGCCACACGACGGCCAATATATGACCGGCAAGCTACGTGACCGTACATACAAGCGTGCTGACGTTAAAGATAAGATACTGAAGCTTACCAACCTTATTGATGGTAATTTTGACGTTAGGGTTACCCCTGATAAAAAGTTTTACACACTGTCTACGTTTGGCTCACCACGTACCGACATTGAGTTTGTCGTTGGTGGCCCTGAAGGCAACGTGAAGAGTGCAGCCATCGAACGTTCGGCCACGAGCGTGTACAACAAAATCTGGGGGCTTGGTTCGGGCTTTGGTGATGACCAAATCGTATCGGTGCAGAGCGACCCGCTGAGTATCAACGCTTATTACACCCGTGAGAAGGTAGTGACGTTTAACAGCGTGAAAGAGCAAAGCACCCTAAACCAAAACACCGCCGCAGCTGTAGCCAAGTACTCTACTATGCTTGAGATTCCCAAGATCACCGTAACTGGGCGCGAGTTTGATGCAAACTACATCAAGGTTGGTGACTACATACCGGTGCGTACAAGCGGCCACAGCATGATTGAGGGGCTGAATAAGGTGTACCAGGTGCAGAAGATCGAGGTACACTTGGATGACAATGGTTTTGAAGAGCAGATAGAAGTGTACCTAGACGACTTTACAGTGCCGCAGATCCAAGAGGATCAAGACGATGACTAGACTTGATCGCTTATCTGAAAACACTTTGTATGAGGAGCTGAGGCAACTCCAGGTTGACTTTAGAGAGCTTAAGTACACACAACCTACCTCTGGTAAGAGCGGTGTGCGCACATATGAAAGCGAGACAGGCCGTACCTGGGACTACGACGGCACGATACCTAACGGCTCACGAGAGATTACAGTAACATTCACCGGCAATGGATCGCAAACGCAACCCATCGTAAACGGCTACATGTTTATGTACATGGGTATGATAAACCAGGACGCGTGGAGCTTTCCACAATACAGCTCGATACAGGGGGGCTTGTATTATGAGGACAGCGACAGAGCGGCGGTAACAGTACGTAAGCTCATGGAGATTGACGAGTCACTAGCTGGTGATCCTCTGAAGACACGATGGAAAACGCTCATATTAAACACTGGTAACATTTGCCGCCTCCGCTTAAAGGTGCGAGTGCGTGGCACGTGCGCCGGTTATATAGAGGTAAGTGTAAAATGACAGTTGAGAGAATGAGCGAGCTGCCGGGCGAGAAGCTGGAAGCCTTATTGTCCGAGTTAGAGCGGGAGATGGCAGAGATTAAAGAATCGCAGATAATCAGTGGCGACAATATGCGCTTTACTGAGAGCAGCACTAACACCGTAGCTGACTGGCAAGGGCCACTGCCTCGAGGTGGGCAGTTCGGCAATGCTGGGGCTAAATTCCTACGCGTTACAGCCACCGCAAAACACAGCGAGGTGCTATTTGCTGATATTATATTTGAGGCACGGTATCCTGACGGCACACTGGTGTATGAGACAGACCAGAAGACAAAGCCGTTTGGCCAGTTTTTCAAGAGGATTGTACAACCGCTACCGCTTGTATCTAACCGTACAAACCAGGTAGAGTGGTTAGTTGGCGTGACCGGCACAGCTGGGCAAACCGTGAGTATGAAAGTGTACATAGTAGCAAACGATAATGCAGAAGTAGGAGTGGTAGAGCATGTCTAGGTTGGATATGATGACAGCTAACCGCCTTTACCAGCGCATCAACGCCTTGCGACGATTCCGCGACGAGATAAAGCTAGGGCAGCAGGGCTTTGGTAGCGACAGTGTGCGCACAAGCATCGTGCAGAGCGGTAACAGGTGGGATGTTGATTTGGACAATGTCGGGTTCAATGATCGAGTGGTTGATGTTACCTTTGTGCCCAAAGATGGTGACCGTGAGGAGCTACGCAGCCTCGTATACCACCTTGTCGTCAAGTCTGAGACGCACGAAGCAGAAAGATCGGTAGATCATCATGTGCAGCGATTGCGCCCCGTAGACGGCACACAGCGCTGGCAGATCGTGTTAGATGGCAACAGGCGCAATAATGGTATATGGCGCGGTAAATTCTACCTATACGCTGCCGGTAGGGGCTCGCTGAAGATTAATATTTTGACTACAATATAAACTGAAAGGATTACACATAATGACAAGACTTGTATTTAACCGAGACGGAGGCAAGACCGACGAGTACGGCCACATGATTGGCTTTAGCTGGCATATCCAAGGTGATGTGATTGGCGGTCTCGTAGTGACGCCTACTAGCGTTCCGGGCATGTCTGTGCGGGTAGATAGTGGTATTGCAGCCTTACCGCGTAATAGTGGTGGCAAGATGTACCGTATTTACTGTGGACTAGACGCGCCAGAAACCCTAACTATACCAACCGCTAACACGAGCAACCCGCGTATCGATACCGTAGTGCTTTACGTTGACATGAAGGTAACACCAACAACTGGTGTGACCAACAATAGTAATAACATGTGCAAACTTATGGTTGTGCAGGGCGCGCCATCAAGCAACCCACAGGGAGCGAGCGAGGGCCAAATACAGTCTGCCGTGGGCGCTGGCAACCCATTTATTGGGCTATCAAAGGTACGTGTGGACGCTGGGGTTACGCAGATTACCTTTAACAAGTGCGTCGATATTAGGGACTTTGCATCACCTGGCTTTGTTGACGGTCGCTTTATGAAAGATAAATCAATCAACTTTAAGGGCTACGGCGATAGCAGTATTGGCCGCAACGCTATAGACTGGACACAGTTCAATGAGAATAAGTACTCAACATCAGAAATTAACACCAACAAAACCTTTATCGACGGCAAGCCAATCTACCGTAAAGTGTTCAGATTTAACACAACTGGCAATGGACAAGAAAACGGTTTTGCCGACGGTACATTTGCTATGGTGGATAGCCTCATTAATTTTGATGCTGTCCTTAACATGGCTAATGGTGAGCGCTATCCGAACGGTTACACCAACCCGGCAGCCCCGAACTTGCAGTACTTCCAAGCAAAACTCGCAGTCTATAACGGTGTGCAACAACTCCGTTACAATACCAGGTCGGATGGCACAGCCCTAGTGATTATGGAGTACACGAAGCGATGAGCGAACTAACTCCAATGAATAAGTACGAGGTTAAAGAGGCTATCGACGACGCCATACAGAAGCATGAGGCGCGTAAAGAGAACAGCTTTGTGCCCATCTACGCACTCGACCTGTACAAAAAGGACATTGAGGCGCAGATACGCGAGCTAGACGGCGAGATTAAAGACTTGAAGGCTGACGCGGCAGACGCAAGAGACCGCAACCGCTGGTTGTTTCGTCTCGTAGTCGGTGCTGTGATCACCTCATTTATTCCCATAGCTATTGCGCTATTGAGCAGGGGGAGTGGAGGGTTATTACGATGAGCAAGGTACGACACGCTGTAGAGTGGTTGAAGAGGGATAAGCTGCTTAAAGCGCTATCAGTGGCTATGATATTTAGCCTGGCCTTTAGTGGTTATACTCTTTTTAAGAGCCTTACACTCCAGCCTGGCCAATCTGTCACTATAAGTGGCGGTGCGAAGGTTGAAAAGCCAGTAACTAGCATCACCAACGCCCAAGTAGACAAAAACGGCAATCTAGTCGTCTACTACTCCGACGGAGAGGCTCGCAATGTCGGTTCGGTTATCGGAACGTCCGGTAAAGATGGAGCAGACGGTAGAGCACCAACCGCTACAGAAATTGCTGTGGCGGTTAAAGCCTACTGTATTACCAATCAGTGTTCAGAGTCGCCCACTAGCGCACAAGTAGCCGCTGCTGTAGCATCATATTGTGCAAGCGGGAATTGTAAAGGGAGTGACGGTAAAAACGCATCTGACGAGCAGGTGGCCGCAGCCGTGGCGCGGTACTGTGCGAACGGTAAGTGCAAAGGTGAGACTGGAGCTACCGGAGCGACTGGCGCAGCAGGCTTAAGCGGACTAAACGGGGCGAACGGCGCAGATGGCCAAAGCCCCGTGTTAGCTTGTGTGGATGTTAAAGATAACTCTGGCAATCAAACATCATGGATAGCCTGGAAATATCCAAGCGAGCAGAACAGCGCGTACAGGCGTTTATACAAAATCGACCACCAACCTAATTGCATAACAATTTAATTAAATGGAGGTTTGCAATGGAACTTGCAAAACAACTACTTAACAAACACACTAAACTTGGGCGCGCAGTTCGTACTGGCCTACAGGTCGTACTCGCTGTATTGACCGCAGCGCTTGGCCTACTGGCTGTACCTGGGCTTGAGAAGCAGCTTTTTGACCTTGGTTTTCTGCCGAGCATGGGCCTGTTTGCTACCTGGAGTGGTGCTATTAGCTACGCCTGGAACGCAGCAGAGGGCCTATACAAAGCTTTTTACGCTGACGACGAGAGCACGGAGGCTAAATAATGGCAGTAGATGCAAACGCACAAGACTGGGCAAGCAAGCGCATTGGCATCTTTTTCCCTGCTGGGCTGTCTGACAACACCGAAGGTGTGCTAACTGGGCAGTGTGTTAGCCTCATCAAGTGGTTTTTGGCTGAAATGTGCGAGAATGTACCACGGCCATTTGCCGCTCGTGGTGACGCTAAAGACTTTGGCAACACTCTCGTAGCACAAGGTATCGCTGATCGTGTCGGTGACCTAAAGCGTGGCGATATTATCGTCTGGCCATACGACGGCGGCGGCTACGGCCACATTGGCGTTTACATGGGCGATGGCACTGTGTTTGAGGAAAATGTAAGTGCTAGCGGCCAGCGTACTGCTGATTACGGTGTTGGTACTGTCTACAGCGCTAACGTCTCGCCAATCGACGCGCCATGGCGTATTGGTGGCTACAACATTTACCGCGTCCGTAGCTATGTTGAGAACATCGTACGCACCCGTGACCGAAGCGATGAGGTAAACTACCTTAACGGTTTGTACCATAGGGTACTTGGCCGTGACGTAGACGAAGGTGCAAAGAGCCACTACCTAAAGCAAATTGATGCTGGCTGGAACTGGCAGCAAATCGAAGAGGACTTAGCCAACTCGCAGGAGGGCCGCATTGTGCGCCAACGCCGTGAAGAGGAAGCCGAGGCCGGCCGCAAAGCTATCCAGAGCCAGATCGATGAGATTAACCGCATCTACCAGCGTGTATTAGGCCGTGAGGCGGACGAGGAAGGGCTAAAACACTACCGAGGGCAGATTGCCCAAGGTTGGGACTACGGCGCAATTGAGCGCGATTTGCTTGCCTCTGAGGAGTACCGACAGCGCCAAGAGGCTATCACACGAGCAGCTCACGAGGCAGAAGCCCGTGCGGAAGCTGAAGCGAAAGCTAAAGCCGCAGAAGAGGCCAAGGCCGCAGAGGCTGAGCGCCAAAACCGTGCCGCTATTCCTGAGCCTGAAACGCCAGAGACTCCAACCGGGCCAGAAGCTAAAGAGGACGACAAAGCAGATGAAGACCACAAGATGCTTGTATCGATCCATAGCATGGTGCAATGGCTTGTAAACGCTATCCGTTCTATTTTCCATATTAAGTAGTTGTGTATATCACACTGCCATTGGTAAAATAGAGGTACGACGTTCGAGTTATTCGCCCCCCTATGGGTACGTCGCAGCCCTGGTTGTCTCGTCCTTTCTCTAACCAGGCAACATGCCCCGCCGTTTTGTTGTGTTTCCGGCGGGGCTTTCTATTGATTCGAAATAATCATGTGCTATAATTGAGCTAGTGGAGGGTTTCGGCCTTCCAAGTACCTTGGTTTCCACAACCACTTTACCCTCTTTTCAACCCCCTGCTGATGTAGAAGACAGCAGGGGGTTCCCATTTTCTAGCCTCTGATAACAGTAAAGTGTTCTTCTGTGTCCACGTATACCGTGGCTTTATTTATATGGTGTTCGTCCATTTCGGCCTCTATCTGTTTGGCGGCGTCGCTATAGTCGTACATGTCGACAATCTCGCCCTCCGACCTGAAATAAAGCACACCGTCTTTATCTTCTACGTGTGCATAGTGCATAAAACGCGACGTATACAGCACACCATAGCGTATTTGTTCTTTGATAGTCAAAGCTATATGTCCTTTCTGTTTACCTTTATGTTTCTATAGTACGCTAGCGTCGTGCATATTGCAATAGAAAAAGCCGACATTATTGCCGGCTTTATTCATTACCTGTGGAAAACTACAGATAAGCTTTTACGAGCAGGTATGTAGCAATAGCCATAACAATAACACCAACAGCGCTACCGATAGCTTCGCCCTTTGTTTCTGCTTTTAGAATTTTGAATGTATAGGCTACACCAGCCCATATTGCACATAGAAGGTAAAACCATACAAACAGCTTTACAAAATCAATTGTGATAGTCATTATATTTTCTCCAAGTAGTTACCATGATATGATGCTTTTTTGTTTGTGTAACCAAGCGCCATAAGGACGTGTCGGCCGAGGTAGTGCAAATACCGTACAGCGCCGTCTGACGCGTCCTGGCTCGTCTCGTAAGGCCGTGTGGAGTGTGAAAGCTCCAGCGAGCCATCATACACTACCCAGCCCCATTTGCCATCTTTAAACTGTTTTATTTGGACATTCACATTACTTTGCGGCGGCTTAACGTTAGCGGTATAGAGTGGGTTGGTGTACATACTCAATACCCGCTTTGCCATATCCGCACATTGTCTATTATCTACCATTCTTAAAACTCCGGTATGTTGTCAAAGTCAACTGGCCCATCAAATTCATCTGGCGTTGGTTGCTCTGGCTTTTTATCAATTGATGCTAATAGTTGCTCGAGTGTAGCACCTTCGATTCGGTTTGCTACCTCTTTTAGCTTTACCACTGTTACTTTGCTTGGGTCGAGTGTAGCACCCTTGCCACCAATAGCAGCACCAAGGATAGCTTTGCGGTCTTCATCGCTCGTCACACCCTTTGCGGCGAGTCGCTTGCTCACCGCTACAATCTGGCGCACACTAGCCATCGCTGGCTTTTGCTGCTTTGCCGCAACCTCTGGTGTTTGGCTGTCCGGGTCTTCGTCGCCCTTGCTGCTAATGTTGAATTGGCGCATCAAGTAGTACTTAACCGCTGCCGTTGCTGCCTTATTGGTAGCCTTGTCGCCATAGTCTGCTGCCTCGCCTTGCCACTTAACGACAAAACGATCATCTGGCTTGTCGGCGTTTACCACTGTAAATTCAAAGTGACATACAGTACTTACGCCAGAGCTTCCCCGGCTGGTCGTGATGGCGCTACGCTCCTGCTCGACCATGCTTGGAATGAGTACGACGCCATACTTACTGAAAAGCTCACGGAACTTACCAGCGATGGTTTCGTACTCGATATATTTATACTTTTGTTGTTGATTGTTGCCGTCTTTGGCAATAACCCCAATCTCGCCAGTTATCTTGGCAAGCTTTTGGTAAAGGTTTAACTGTTGTGTTTCAGCCATATCTTGTCCTTTCGTTTTATATTACGTTTCTATTGTATATCAACGTCGTGCATAAGTCAAGCAAAATGGCTGGTTTTATTCAGTCATTTGCTCGATCCATTCCGGCAGCGGCTCATCCTTATGCCACCGCTTCCATGCCGCAATCGTTGCCTTTTTTGTGTTCATTTTGTATCGTTTTTGTGATTGTTTTGATTTTTCTGCTATCTTTTTGTAGTAGTTAGGGTCGCTATCTAGCAGCTTTTTGGCTCGCTTCTGCCCTGGTGTCATTAAAATACCTCTTCGTTATTGTTAGTGTCTATTTTGTAGTTTTCAAATACCATCTCATACTCTCGTACCAGTTCAAACCGGTGCTTGGTATGTATACCCCCAGATAGATATTTATCAACGATTCCAGCCGCCTCATCGTATCCACAAGCAAACGTAGCGTAGTAACCGCGCTTTAGTAGCTCCAGCAGCATAGCCGCCTGCTCTTCGTAGTGTCTATTTGCCCAGTCGCCAGCTCTACGCACCTTATAGTCGCCCTCTCGCACCTTGCCACCTGTCCTACGGGCGTATAAATGCACATCCTCACGCTTTAGCTCGATGAGAAGGCCGTGTAGCCCATTCACAGGCTCTAATATCGTTAAGTCTGGATAACCACGCCCACTCTGTAGCCGTTTATTCTGTGCCGATTGCCCTATAGCCATCTTAAGGCCTGCTGCATAGTCTGTGTGAAATACCGCAAACGGCCATTTAATCTTTATGTGATCCGCTACTCGTGCGTGTATGCTCGCCTCTGCTTTTGCGCTTTTTGGCCTTCTCTGCATAGCTCTCCATCTCCTCTAGAATATATCTAGGCTTAAGGTTACTTGGCAATTTTTTCCAGTTCAGTGACTGTTTGATACGCTTTTTGAATAGTCGTAGATGCATTACTGTACCTCCAACTTAAACACGCTCGTGTAGTTCTCTACATACTTGGCGTCGTTTAGCTCTTTAATCTCCTCATCGCTTAACACACCGGACTCTTTAAGTTCTTTGACCAGCTTGTCTGCCGCCTTAACATCAACCACACTGATAGAGTCCATAGCGTCCTCATCCAGGTACTTTTTAAGCGTTGGCTTGTGATAGATATACTTACTAGCCCGGCTAGAGAATTTGAAAACGTAACCGTTGCCGGCGTCCAGCTCTTCGTCGTCGCCCATCCGCACCATCATATCCTCTTTGATATGTTGCTTCATCCGCCGTGCCATCGCCTCCATCTGTGTTAGATATTCATAAGCGATGGCAGCAGCCTCTGGTGTGCTAGCGTCTAGTTCGCATAGCTCGCCAGTGGCTTTGTTTACGTCTTGGATCATTTATAGCCTCCCCAATTCGTCTAGTATTTTATCTTTGAATATTTCAACGGCAGCATATACAAGTGTGACGCTGTCGTCGTCAAATTCTTTAATAAAAGCTACTGTCTTGGCCTCTACCTCGTCCATATCAATTTCGATGCCTTCCACTAGCTCTTGTACTTTGTATTTAGTTAGCAACATTTGTCACTTCCTTTGGTGTCGTATTGAGTTTGATATATTCGATCCAATTGTCTACCATCTCTTTGTGCTGTTTTGGCGTCTGGATCTTTATTTGGTAGCAAAGCGGGTCGCCATACTCGTAGTAGTCACTATCAATGTATGTCTCCCATGTTTCGTTGTCAATCTTTTTCCATTCGTTCTCGTCGAAAAAAGCAAACTCTTCAAATTCCGCGTGCGCCTCTTCAAATGTTGGCTTTTTGTTAAATGTGATTACCTTGTCTACCATTGGTATCTCATTGTCGTGCTCGCTGTATTTACTCAGCGATGATACAATATATTTACTCATACATAGCCACCTTTGTTGCCAAGATACCCATACGCTCACGTGGTGTTAGCCCACCTCGCATACCGTATTCTACGTCGCCAGTCATCAGCGCATCAGCTAGACACTCACCCTTTACTGGACACTCTGCACAAATCTTACGCGCATCATTGTAGTTGTTGTATCCGTTGTACTCATCAGCGTATGCTTTGTTGACCGGAAAGAAAGCTTCCGGGTCTGTCTGTGCGCATAGTGCGCTGCCTCGCCATTTATTCTCCATCTGGAAAACCTCCATAATCGTTTTCAATGTTTGTCATGTTCATGCCGATACAAAACGCCTTTATATCATCCATACTAATATCATCGTGTGTATCATCTATCATCGCAATCTACCAACCATAAATATTTTTATGTCATCAACAAAAGCTGGCGCATTAATGTCGCCGTCTTTGCCATCATAAAGAATATCGTTTAGATTCTCTACAAGCCACTTCCTGGTAATCTCCATAATCTCGTCTGCCTTCATACCATTGTTAGTTGACTTGTCGAGCACTTCTAAAATTTGCTGTTTCACTCCCACTCTCCCATCTTCTCGCCATAGTCAATTGTTAAGTCTATAGCTTTTTCAATGTCTGTGATTGCTTCAGCTAGTTGCTTTCGGTAGTACTGTGGACGCGCAAGCTCTTTGATAAGCCAGTCTTGCACTTCGCCGAGCAGCGCTACTGCCTGGTCTACAGTCTTTACACTGTCTTCGCCATCATTGCTTTTTAAATCTTCAAGCACTTTTAATCCTTTCTACGTTGGTTATGCGGTACGAGAAAATCATACCCTTTTGTTGTTCAAGCTTTTTGAGCGCCTCGCGAGCGCCTTCCGCTTCAGTCACAAACTCCCGTGGCTTCTCGCGTTGGCGCTGGCGAAACATGATTGTGTATTTGTACATTACATTTTTACTTGCTTGGTGATGGCATTGCGTACGCCGCCTGTGTATTGCTTGGCTTGCACATTGTCGAGCCGGCGGTTGATAGCGTCCACGATTGCCTCGCGGTCGCTAATCTCTGCAAGCATCTGATCTTTGTAGGCCTGTAGCTCCTCTTCAGGTAACCCGTCTACAACCTCTTGCATTTCAAACATCGCGGGCTGGACGGGTTCGGTGTCAAAGTCCTCGTGTGGCTCTGGGCTGTAGCCCTTCATAGCTTCTCGTGGCAACGCTAGGTTGTCGATCATCATGTCGTTGCCTTGGCCGATATGTTTCTTGTATTCTGTCATACTTTCCTCCGTTTGATGTTTACAGTGTCCGCGCAAGTGATCGCTCAATGTGTCGAACTGCGCCCACTTGTCGTTTGTTTCTTGCCCTAGTTTTGGTGTGTTATAGTTCATTATTCCCCTTTCTGCTTTTTGCTTTCAATTTCATGATACGCCAGAGAAAGCATACTAGACGCTTTTTCAATGTGCCTAATTGCGTTTGCAATATAAATTGGCCTTCTCGAGCTATCTCCGCCCAGTGTGTTGCCCATAAGCTTCAGCGCGTCTGTCATGTAGTATAACTGCTCGCTGTATGTCTTGAGCTTCAGCCTAATTTTTGCTTTGTTTGATGCCACGGTTAATCTCCAGTGCTCGCTCGCGTACCTTGCGTTGGTACTCCTCTTTGTCTAGTCGCATAGCTTCCTTGATGGCGTCCACTTCAATTTGGGCCTTTTCCCTTTTTTCCTTTTGCCTCTCACGCCATGCTGCGTACTTTGGGTTGCGCTTTGCAATGTAGTCTAACAGTGTCCTACCAGCGTACATGATGCAAAACAGCACTACAAAAGCAATCAGTATTGGCCAAGCAATCATTGGCAGAAATAAAAGCAGTAAGATAACAACTAATAACGGCATATTATCGTACCACCTTACTCGCTAGCCGTTCGTCAATGTCACACTGACAAAACAGCCAAACGTTAAATGATGCGGCTGCGATGAAAAACACAGCCAAAATGTTAAATTGTATGATTGCCATGTAGGCCAGCGTAAGTGACGCTGCACACCCGACTACAGCGGCGATTTTGCCGATAGTCGCAATTACTTTAGTTTCCATAATTACTTTATCCTTTCTTTTAAAAGTTGTTTTCAAAACCTGATTGTTAAGTTGCAAAGTTCGTCTTGCTCTCGCCCCGTTTGCTTATGTACTTATCATAGCGCAACGTCGTGCATAATGCAATAGAAAATACCGACTTTTTGCCGGTATTTTTTCTATAGGCTGTGGAAAACTTTTTAGCCTTGGATGAGGCGCATCTTTCTACCCCTGATAGTATTGCCGCCACGCTCCTCTTCCTGTAGTTCGACAGGTGTATAGACACGAACGTAGTCGATAACCATTTGCTGCGGCAGCGCGTCCGCCAAACCGGCTGTGTAAATTCCACGGAAGGCGATGCCAAGGCGCGGTTGAAACTCTATATCAAATGGTTGGTTTCCGGTAAGATCCTGGCCTGCCAGAGTGGTAGTTGTAAGCTTTTCGGCGAGAACTTCGCCGTCAACCAATATTTGCACTCGATCATCTTTAACCGCAAAGGCGTATATATGATAATCTGAAACGGTAGCATTTTGCTCGCGCTTGACTGTTCGCGATACATCACCGTCCCCGCCATATATAATTTCATGATTCAGGAAAGTGCCATTATCTTGCCATGTCGCGATAACACGTATAGTCATGCTTTTAAGCCAGCTTGCGTACCTCTCTGGAATAGTCGGGATTATGTCAAACATGGTTTGCATCCACTTTGTGTTGCTTGGCAGCTTCATACGGGCTTCAATATATAGAGGGCCGGTGAATTTATCTATAGTTTGAATCCACGCACTGTGATAGTCATATTTTTGGCCACCAATTACTTTGTCTTTTTCGTATATGGCCTTAATTTTAAACTCTCCATTGCCTTGTGAGATATTAGGCCAGCCGCCCATAAAAGATCGCCTTTGGCCCACAACGTCTGGCTGGTTTGACTCGAACCACTTCGATCGATCAAAGCGTGCACTGTCAAATTCATCATTAAAGATAAGCTGGTAACTTTCTTTTTCTGGATCGAGTGACCCGGGATACAATGGTAGGTTGTTCATTATCTCTCTCTTGATAGTTAAAGTTTTATTTGTAAAATTGCGGTCGTCTCCTACTATGATACAAGACAGAACAAAATACGGCCACCCTCGCATAGTGGCCGTATTATTATATGTTTGAGCTATCTACTTACCAAGCGATTCATACACTTGCTTGGCGTACACTGCACGGTTGCCTTCGAGCCCATAGCGCTCCCACTGCTTAAATCCAAGTAGGATACCTTGAGGCGTCTCATTAGGATCACGCAAGCGGGCCGCTAGGCTTGGATACCCGCCCTTCGCGGCGTCCCGCGGCATTTCTACGTTTACAGCCCATACGAGCTGCTCACGCAAGCCACAAGGCATATCTACACGCCTACCAGGATGCCACTGCGCCAACCCATCTGCTACTCCGCCGTCGCCTCGCACACCACACGGTGTCACGTAGCTTTCAGCGATAAAGTTACCGACGAGGTAGGCCGCACCCATCTTGGTAAGTCCTAGCTCACGTAGGATGGCCAGCGTCTCATTAATACGAGCCACTGACACCTTGGCGTGCGGAGAGGTGGACACTGTCCACGCTTTAGCTTCTGCCTCCGCGGCTAGCTTGGCTTGCAAAGCTGCTTGCTCTTTGGCTTGGTTTTCTGCGTCAATCTTGGCTTTAGTCTCGATTTGTTGGCGCGTCTCCACTCCAAGCTTCTCTAGCCGCTTGGCTATCTGGCCTTGCTGCTCTTTGCTTTCCGGCGTCGCTTCGTACTTTGTCGATGCTGCCGATTTGTTGATGTGAGGTACTGCCATTAAGGCTAATAGTATTGCTATGATTCCGGTAGCGGCTTTCACTCCGTCCGTCATCCTTTCCCACCTATAATTATTCTTCATAAGGCACTAGGTGATTATTTTTGTGCCTTCCATAGCATAGCAGCTGTTTGGAAGGCTGCAACAGCGCCCAAGAACGTAGCGGCGTATACCATGAATTTAGGAACTGGCACAAACCATACTGCAATACCAAGTGCGAGGCGAGCTACCAAGTCGAGGATGGTAAGCCCCTTTGCAAATGGTTTTGTAACCTTATTAATAATATTTGTGTTTGTTGTGTTAGTGTTTTTAGCCATTGATTTTGTCCTTTCTTTTAATCTTTAGCTGGTCTTATAGTAGCATGCACGACGTTGAGAGTCAACACTTTTTTGGAGATTTTTCAGGTAGGTGTACATTGTGATAAACGGGGGGTTTATCAAAATAAACGGGTAGGTGTACATTGTGATAAACGGGGGGTTTATCAAAATAAACGGGGGGTTTACGAGAATAAACGTATTAAGGATAGGATATAGGATGGGATTAAGGACTGGACTTTATGATTGGATTGAGGACAGGATTTACTAACGCGCTCACTTCGTTCGCTTGTTGCCGGCGTGGCCGGCGAACAGCGGAATGGCACGAAATAACAAAAAGCTATTGCATCTTATTATTGGACGTGCTATACTGAAAGTGCGATGGACGAATCAATAAAGCAGGGACAAATGCCGTCTACCGTCTATCGCAAGCTTTATTGGGTAGACGGTATTTGTTTCTAGAAAGCGAAAGGCAAAATGACATTTCCAGTTAATACATGTTACAACAGCCTTTACGGTGAAAAGGGTAACTAATAATGCTTAAATCAATCAATATTGACCTATTTCTGAGTGGACAAGCGATGGCCCACGGCCGCAAAAGCACACTTACCTGTGTGGCGCTGTACAAATTGATTGAGAAACACTCACAACAGCACGGGTATTGTTTTGCTAGAAACAGCACACTAGCCGCTGAACTAGATAAGAAAACGTCGACTGTCAAACAGTACCTTTGGTTGATGAAAGAGAGCGGATGGATTACTGTAGACTATCACATGGAGGGCAATTCACTTGTGCGGGATGCCATACGCCCAGTACTGGAAATTGATTTTGAAAATGCTACAGCGATGACAGCAAACGGCCAAGTCCTCACAGAAAAGCGGAGTATCGTTAAAGCACAAACATCTAAACCGCGTAATAAAGAGGCAGAGTTTGAAGCCGAAGACCTTTCAGATGTTATTGCTGAAGAGGCAACTATGCCTGTACATACCACAGAAGAAACCGAAGACAAAGCAGAGACATGCGACAAGGCAGATAATAATGAAAAGCCCAGTGGTTTCATCAAAGAGTATCGAGAGAACCACAAGACAGAAGAGCGCGACAAGTCCTTTATGAAGGCTAGCAAAGATCAGCAATGGGCATACATCGAGACTTTGCGTAAAAAAGGTGACCTTGCAAAGGCTAAAAGGTATGAGGAGATGATTACGGATGGTATGGCTGCCGAACCCGACAGCACGCCAGAGGAAGTAGAAAAGCCAAAAGAGGTTGCTGTGGCCAAACCACGAGAAAAAACCCGCGAGCTTACCACAGCAGAGCAATGCGCCCTACAAACAAAGAACATCGAGGCAGACAACTACGACCGCCGCAACAATGTCATTGACGAGGATTTGTACCACAAGCTTAAGCTAGAGGTAATTGCTGAATCAGACGCACGAAAAGCAGAAGAGGAAGTAGAGAAGCAGCAAAATATACAAGCGCAACAACTGCCCGCTAATACCACGGCACAAACCAGCGCAGTAGCAACCGTACAGCAAAATGTGCCAGCACCAGTATCCGAAAGCCCACTAGCAACACCGCGTACAAGCACCCGTAAAGGCTACGACCCTGTACTGAAAGCTTTCTACGACGCGGCCAAGGCGCTTGGCATCTCTATTAAGAACAATGCAACAGCACAAAAGCACGTAAAGCGCCTAGAGGATGTACGAGGTGACGACTGGTGTATCAAGTACTTTGACTTTCTACGTATCAATTACCGTTCATGGGAGTACAAGTACAAACCGGAGATTGGCAATGAACTTGACATGATCCATAAGGCAAAAGCTATCGAGAACGGTATGCGTCGTATGAGAGAAGAGCAACAACGTAAGTATAAGGTATACTAGAAAGGAAAGAAAAAACACAATGCCATATACACTTACCACCTATGACGGTGAAAAAATCGAACTAATGGAGCAGTCGCCCGACAAGATCCGCGAGCTGGCAGCAGACGCGGGGCTTGTAGCTATACAGGACTCAAAGGGTCAGGTGCACTATCTTGGTAAAGGCCGCCTTGCGAGTATCGACTACACGAAGCCAGAAGGGCCAGTAACACCACCAGCACAGCGCCTAGCAATGGGTGACCAGAAAGATAACCGCAGCGAAGGCCCAGAGGCTGAGGCTAACAGGGCTTGGCGCGATGAGTGCGGGCATGACTACAAGCGTATGGCTAATAAGCAAGAGCGTGAAGCTTTCATCAAAAAGTGGCTTGAGGAGAACACCCAACAATAAAGTTGGGTTTTTCTTTAAAAAAGTGTTGACTTTCTAACGTCGAGCATGTATACTGAAACTATCAACAACTTAAGGCGAAAGGACAATAGCCAAATGAGTATCATCAACACAATCAAAAACTTTATCGCTAGGCGCAAGCAAGAACAGCAAGAGTGGGACGACGTAGACCAAATGCTAAACGAAGCGCTGGTAGACACTTACCTGGAGAAGATGTAACATGTCGGGCAAAACTGAAACTACAGTAAAAGCAATCCTTGAAGCACGCGATAACAACGGTACGTGCAAACACTGTGGCCGTAAGATCCAGCTTTACAAGTACAAGATCACACCAGCTATGGTTTACATGCTGAAGGATATGGGGCGCATTACAGCACGCCAAGCAGCAGAACACCAAAGCAACCCGCGCCACGTTGACTCTGGCGAAATTGACCGGCCATTTTCTGTACGCACACAAATGACCAAGTTGCGTCTCCACGGGCTAGTAGCAAAGGTAAAGGATGCCAAAGGCAAGCACATCCCACGCACTTGGACTGTAACCAAGAAAGGCTGGAAATTCCTCGCTGGCAAGCCAGTACAGGCACGCGTAACCGTCTATAACAACACCGTGCTTGGCCACTCTGGCGGGCTGTGTGTGATCGATCAGATTGCCGGAGCGTCTGGCGATTACATTGTTGAGCCTATTACTGAGGACGAGAGCAAGCAGCTGACAGCCACAAAAGGCCAAGCCGCTAAAGATAAAGCCAAAGAACTAGGTTTGTGCTAATATACAGATAAGGGCCGTGCAGCTTGTCCCACGCGGCCCTTATCATTTTAGAAAGGATACTATGAAGATCGAGCACATCAATATAAACCAGCTAAAGTTTGACGAGAGAAACCCCCGCATTATCGATAAGGATGAGTTTGCGGGGCTTGTGTCGTCTATAAAGACGTTTGGCCTCGTCGACCCTGTAATTATCAATCACGACAATACAATCATTGGCGGCCACCAACGTACACGAGCCGCCCAAGCTGCTGGCCTTATTGAAGTGCCTTGCATCCGCCTAAACCTAGATGAGCACGACAAGATCAAACTAAACGTGCTACTTAACAGCCAAGCCATTAGCGGCCGCTATGACGAGCTAAAGCTTGAAGAGATTCTAGATGAACTAAAATTTGACCAAGACTACCTGGAGCTACGACTAGACAAACTAGAGATTAAAGACCTAGATACCGAACGGCTCATATCGCCAAGTGGTACGAAGCTAATGCCTGAATCCGTCATAGACGGGCGCAAGCTAGACTGGATAAAAAGCGATGAGTTGTGGGCAGAGTCGGGAGTAGACACCGGAGAACGTAGCCCCACGCTGTACCAAACGCTGTATGAGTGGTTTTGTCCGCAAGGTGGACTCATTATGCATCTTAACCCAACAAACGGCGCACCGGGCCTTGTAGCGGCTAAAAACGGCTACAACTTTATTGGCCTACAAGCGAACGATGCAGATTTAGAAGCTGAAGCGGGCGAGATACTCACGCCAAATGATGGCGGGCTAGCCTACGTGAACGGTGACATTACCGGTTACTTTATTGATCACCCAGACAAGACAGTAGACTTGGTGCTGTATGACATGAATACAGAAGATAAGCACAGCGACCTGCTACTGTCTGACTTAGCCAAGAAAATGAAGCCTAACCGTTTTATCATCGCCATTGGCAACTACGAGCGTGTGGACGTAAAGAACGGCGGCGCAATCAATGACGTGCCATACCTCACTAAAAAATATATCGACGACTACAACGGCCAAGTCGACCTATACAACCACATTATCTTTATAGAGAACACAGACACGAGCAAGTACGCCGCCAAAAACTTTAACAACGTACGCAAAGTGGCCCGTATCCATACAGATGTAATGGTATACACTAACGGCGATCCAGACAAAGCGATCGACGACTTTGCCGTTATCGACTTTTCCACAGATAAATAGCAAAAAACATTTATTTTTCTATTGTTTTTCGTCGTGCATTTGCTATAATAAGAGCAGATAAGTAAGACGAAAGGATACTAAACAGGACGAGAAACAACTATTACACATAACACAACTAAACTTGAACATTAAAAATTAGGAGTAAAGACCATATGGCCAATTTACAAAACCGTATTGAAGACCGCAACAAGGTAATGCGTGCAGCTATGATGTACATGGCGTGCGAAGCTGCTCGTACTATCTTACTTGAGCAAATAAACAACAAAAACAGCAAGGTTGATTTGACCGCAGAAGACATTGTAGACCTTGCAATCATGCAAAACCGTGCGACTTGGGCGCTCGAAGCCTCTCATGTCATTGATGACATTAAGGCAGACTTGAGAAAGCGCAAGAAAATCCAAAAGCTCGCACTTGAACAGCAATAGTAAACAAAAGGGGGAAAATGGAAGTAGACCCAAAGATGCGCGCCCTCATGCTGATCGTAGCAGACACTGTGATTGAAGGCTTTGGCAAAGACAAAAACGACTTGCCAGAAGTAACAAACGCAGAAGAGCTATTTGAACAGCTGATGGCGTACACAGCAGCGCATGGACGCGAGGCGGTAGCCCGTGTTCGGCGCGACATTGAACAAATAAGAAAGGGGGCAAATGATGGCAACAAATAGCCAAGTACTAGACATTCGCGACGGCCTCGTAAAATCGGGGCTCGAGATTACAGATGCCGAGCAGCTTATTAAGGCTTACGGCGCACCATTCACTGAGGTTGGTGAGATTCTCGCTACCTACAAAGACATTGTGGTAACTGACGTATCGCAAAAAGAGGAGATGCAGAAAGCTCGTAAGATGCGGCTTGCACTCCGCGGCCAGCGTGTCAAGATCAAAAAGACACATGACTTTTTGAAGGCAGACGTATTGAAGCAGTCAAAGGCAATCGATTTTGTAAACCGTGAAGCGGCAAAGATTATCGGTGAAGCTGAGAAGTATCTCGAAGACCAAGAGAAGTTCGCCGAGAATCTTCTGAAAAAGCAGAAAGAGGAAAAGCTGGCAGAACGGCGTGCCAAGCTAATGATGTACACAGATGACATTAGCTTGTACGAGCCAACACTCACGAGTCTGAGCGATGAGAAGTTCGAGCAACTACTCGCGCAGCTGAAGCAGGCCAACGAAGATGCCAAGGCAGCAGCAGAAGCTGAAGAGGCCAAACGTAAGGCAGAAGCTGAGCGAGCGGCTAAAGCGGAAGCTGAGGCCGCAGAGGCTAGGCGCAAGCAAGCAGAGGCAGAAGCAGAGGCCGCACGACTCCGCGCCGAAAAGGAAGCAGAGGAGCGCGCCAAGGCTGAGGCAGAAGCTAAAGCAGCCGAGGAAGCTCGCAAGGCGGCAGCAGCGCCAGACAAAGAGAAGATCATGGCCGCTATCGACGCAATCGAGTTTAAGGTGGAAGGCCTCACAGACCTACAGGCTATGGAGTTTGCCGAGAAGATCGCACAGCATCTCGAAACAGTCAAAACTAATTACAAGATTAAGGCAGGTAATCTATGACGGCTAATGAGTTTAAAGAGCAGGTAATGGCGCTTGGCTATAGTGTTGAGCATACTAGTAGCGCATATTACGTTGTAAAAGATGGTAGCACACACGCTGTAGTGTCGCGATCTGTGATGTTTTCTGTCGATACGTATACGACGACAATGTCAAATAATAACTACGAAGATAGCCTATCTCTCATGGCTTTGCTGTTTGAGTTTGCGACTACACCAATCGAAGATCGCGAAGATTACAACTACCGTGTATACACTGTGTTTGAAGAAAATGGGAGCGTCGGGCACAAGCTGTATGTTACGGGCTATGGCGATGACGGCGAAAAGTTAGCGCTCGATGTTGATATTATCGAAGCGCTGAGCCACCCAAAGGCAACAGCTGAGATAATCGCAGATCGTGTTAGTAAAATCACTGGTAACAAGTTCGAACTTGAGAAGGTAGAAAGATGACGATCAGTGAACTTGAGCAGCAGCTAGCCAGCATGGAGCTTAAGCTTTATACCGGTGACGAGCACTATTACTACGTTGATGATTTAGATGATCATCGCTATGCTTATATAGATAAGAATGGCAGGTTTGTCATTGATACCGACACTAATTGGTTTAAGGCATTGCAGACCAATAAACGCAAACGCCTATTTAACCTACTCATGGAGTTTGCCGCTACACCACTCGATAAGCGACAGAACATAAAGTACTACGTGAGTGTTGAGTATCAAGGTTACTTTGGTAAAAATCGTGTCTTCTGGGTGTCTGAGTATAATACATTCGCAGAAGACTACGAGCTTTCATCGAAGTACCAAGACGCTGCCAAACTCGACGAGGAAGTAGCCGACAAGATAATAGGCATGCTACCGCCAATAGCAGCGATTAAGAAAACAAAAGTAGCCGTAGAGTAGAAAGGATAAACAAAATGGCAAAAGGCTTTAGCAAAGCAGTGGTGATGGGCAACCTAGTTCGTGACCCTGAAACAAAACAAACAAACAGCGGGCACAGCGTAACCAGCTTTATGCTCGCAGTGAACGGTCGAAACGATGACGTTGCGTATATTGATTGTACAGCCTGGAATAATGGCGGCGAGACGATCGCGCAGTATCTCCACAAGGGCGACCCACTGCTTGTATCTGGCCGGCTTAACCAGAGCCGCTGGCAAGACAAGGACGGCAACAACCGTAGCAAGATCGATGTGGTGGTAGATGAGTTTGCTTTCATCGGCGGCAAGAGCGATGGTAGTAGCACACAAACAGCGCCACAAGCCAACTACGATGAGCCAGCGCCAGTATCTGACATTAACATCGCAGACATTCCATTTTAGTAGATAGGCAAAACAAACATGGACTACGAGACAGTAGAGATAAAGTACCGAGATGAGGAGACAAAGGGTATCGGTGTACCAGCTGGCGTGTGGGTAGCGCGCCGGCTGAGCAACGGCGAGGTATTTAGCTACGGTACGCTCGAAGGCTTAAAACAAAAGGCGGTTGCACGACGTTACAACTACATTGTGTATCGCAAAGATAATAAGCTAGGTGGGTATATCGCAGACGAAGTATTTGACTGTACAAAAGGGGTACTTGGCAAAGACTGGCACAAGGTGTAGAATATTTGGTAGCTGTGTGTGGGCGCAGCTGCCAGATTCCTCCTTTATGGTGAGACGCAGCAATTGTTGCGTCTCTTTCTTTTGGTGTATAATGTGACCATGGCAAAGACGAAGAAACGCGGCCTAGATGCAAAAAGCGACACTGAGACGAAAGTGCCGCCAGTTAAGCGTCTAGATATAACAAACAACGACATTAGCAGTGGCGAGATTACAGATATGCGTTTGGAGATGGTGCTAACGCAGATCCTAAACGGTGCGCGCACATCCATCATCAAGCAGACAATCAAGCAGCAGTGGGGTATTGGCGAGCGCCAAGCACAAAAGTACATTGCAGCAGCCAAAAAGCGCATTATAGCCTCATATGAAGAGCAAATGCCAGAATTTGTACAAACGCAGCTTGAGAAGATCAACCACGTGTACTACGAGTCTATGAAGAACGGAGAAAGGGCAAACGCACTAGCAGCACTAAAGCAAGCCGCACAGCTTGTAGGAGCTGAAGCACCGACTAAGTCGGAAACAACAGTTAAAATATCTGGTGCGATAAAGGGTATGAGCGATGACGAACTTACAAGAATCATCGAGGGAGTTGCTGGAACTGAAAGCAGCAGCAGCGATGGAGCTGATCGAGCGAAGAGCAGTCAATGACTTTAATTACTTTGTGAATCATGTATTTGCCCTCTCATTCCAAAGCGACTTTGTGAGTGGGCAGTACGTTGCTGACGTGTGTGCTCACATGGACAAGCACCCATACGCTATGTATATCACAGGCCGTGGCCACTTTAAGAGTACGCGCCTGTACGCTCGTCTCATGTGGCACTTATTGCGCTTTAAGAGAGAGAAGCGACGCAGCCCGGTAGAGGGTTGGTACTTTAGCTACAACAGCGAGCTAGCAGCTTACCACTTATCCAAGGTGCGTAGCCTCGTAGCCATTAATCCATTTTATTCAGAGCTGACCAACTACAAGAGCCAAACAGACTCTGTGCTTGGTTTTGCAAAGGTAGGCCCAAACCAAACACTCGACAAAGCGCCCAAGTTCCTCGTAAAGCCCGCCGGCCTCCTCGCCTTTAAGCGTGGTATCCACGCCAATCTTATTTACGTAGATGACCCGCTAAAAGACCCCGAGAATAAGCTAAAGCCTACCGTCATTCGTAAGATTAACCGTATCGTCTCCACAGAGCTACTGCCTATGGTAAACAAAGGCGGTGAGTGTTACGTTGTTGGTACGCCACAGACAAACGATGACTTTTTCTTTGATAAAGGGTTAAGCACACTCTTTGCCCAATGGTTTACGCCGGCCATTCTAGATTGGAAAGCAGAGAAGGTGTTATGGCCAGACTTTTATACATTCGATGACCTTATGAAGATTAGGGCCGCACAGGGCGACAAGACATTCAACCAGGAGTATATGGCGCAGCCTGTCTACAACGAAGACAGCTATATCAACCGCGAAGCCCTCGAGAGCGTAGCCACTGAGCTGTGCTGGAAAAAGAAAGATTGGAATAAAGCACTAGCCGACGCTGTAGTTGTAGGCGGCTTTGACATTGGCAAGAAACGCCACCCAAGCCACCTAGCGCTATTCATCAAGAAATATAGCGAGACAGAAGACGGCGACGAGATTATAAGCTACCGCCAAATATACTCATTCTGGATGGACGGCTGGCAATACGA